GAGTTTCAAGAAAGAATGGTAGATACTTTTCATAATAATAGATTTACAATTTGTAAATTACCTAGACAGTCTGGTAAGTCAACAATTATTATTGCATATCTTTTACACTATGTTTTATTTAATGAGAATGTGAATGTTGCTATACTTGCAAACAAATCATCAACTGCTCGTGATCTATTAGGTCGTTTACAACTTGCATATGAACATATGCCTAAATGGATGCAACAAGGAGTAATGAACTGGAATAAAGGTTCACTAGAACTAGAAAATGGTTCTAAGATTGTTGCTGCCGCAACTTCATCCTCTGCTATTCGAGGTGGTTCTTTTAATGTTATATTCTTAGATGAGTTTGCCTACATACCAAACAATATTGCTGATGAGTTTTTTAGTTCAGTTTATCCTACAATATCTTCTGGTAAGTCATCAAAAATTATGATGGTATCTACACCGCACGGAATGAATATGTTTTATAAAATATGGACCGATGCTGTAAATAAAAATAATACTTACATACCTATTGAGGTACATTGGTCTGAAGTGCCAGGTCGTGATGAAAAATGGAAACAGGAGACAATACAAAATACAAGTGAACAACAATTTCAAACAGAGTTTGAGTGTGAGTTTTTAGGTTCTGTAAATACACTTATTGCACCAAGTAAATTAAAAAATTTAGCACATATTGATCCACAAAGAAGTGGCGACATAGACATTTTTGAAATGCCTAAAAAAGATCATATTTATACTTGTACAGTTGATGTATCTAGAGGCACAAATAATGACTATTCTGCTTTTCTTATTTTTGATACAACACAAATGCCATATAAACTTGTAGCAAAATATAGAAGTAATGAAATTAAACCAGTTGTCTTTCCTAATATTATAAATGAAATTTGTAGAAAATATAATATGGCGTATGTCTTAGTAGAAACAAATGATTTAGGTCAACAGGTTGCAGACGCTTTACAGTTTGAGTGTGAATATGATAATATGTTAATGTGTACACAAAAGGGTAGATCAGGTCAGATACTAGGCGGTGGATTTAGTGGTAGAGGTTCTTCACTAGGTCTTAGAATGACAAAGGCAGCAAAAAGAGTAGGATGTTCTAATTTAAAATCTTTACTTGAGGGTGATAAACTAGTGATTCAAGACTTTGATACGATTGCAGAATTGTCAACATTTATATCTAGGGGTAAATCATATGAGGCTGAAGATGGTTGTAATGATGACTTAGTTATGTGTTTAGTCATATTTGCCTGGGTTGCGAATCAACAGTATTTTAAAGAATTAGTTAATATTGATATGCGAAATGCTTTATTTGCTGAGCAACAAAATGCACTTGAACAAGATATGGCCCCTTTTGGATTTATGGATGATGGGTTAAATGAGACTGAGACTGAGACAGACGAGTATGGAGATGTCTGGCATCCAGTAGATGTAGTTAGATAGTCTGTAATTTTTGATACTTATAAATAGTTTAAAGGGTTGACAAAAATTAAGGGTAATTTAAATAATTAAGGAGAAAACACTATGGCATTCCAACTATCACCAGGTGTTCTCGTACAAGAAACAGACCTAACAAATATTATACCTGCAGTAGCCACTTCTATTGGCGCAACAGCTATCGTATCTGAAAAAGGTCCTATGGATGAAATCGTAACCATTTCATCTGAAAAAGAATTAGTAGATACATTCGGTAAACCAGACGGTAATACATACGAATATTGGTTTACGGCTGCTAACTTCTTACAGTACGGTAATACTTTAAGAGTGGTTCGTGCTACAACAGGTAATGTAAATGCTTGTGTATCAGGTTCTGCTATACAGATAAAAAACACCCAACATTATCTTGATAACTTTGCAAGTGGTCAAGCAAATGTGGGTCCATGGGCTGCTCGTACTGCTGGAACTCACGGAAACAATTTAAAAGTTTCTATGTGTACAAATTCTAATGCGTTTTCATCTACTGCAACTTCACTAGTAAATAACGGATCAGGTATCGCTGTTGGCGCTACTACGGTCGCTGTTGATAATGGTTCAGAGTTTGTAGTTGGTGATTTATTAGAGTTTGGTGACGCAAGTGGCAATTTCAATGCTGCTCCGTCAGGAGAGTTCTATGAAATTACGGCAATCGACACAAATAACTTAACAGTTAAAAGACACGGTAGCACAGGCTCTCAAGGTCTTAAACAAGCAGTAGTAGATAACGCTGTGATCAAAAGATACTGGAAATTCTTTGATCAAGTTGATGCTGCTCCAGGAACAACAACTGATGTTTCTAATAATAACGGTGCGAATGACGAAATGCATATCGTTATTATTGATGAAGATGGCGGTATCACAGGTACTGCTGGAACTATCTTAGAAATATTTGAAGGTGTTTCACAGGCTTCAGACGCAAAAAATGAATCAGGTGCTACTAACTACTATGCTGATGTAATATACAATCAAAGTCAATATGTATATTGGATGGATCACGAAACTACATTGTCAAATGCTGGTTCTGCTAAGGCAGGTCAGACATTCGATAATGCCGGTTCAAGTGCAACTGCTATATTCAATAATTCACTTATTAATGGTACAGATGACAACGCACCAACAAACGGTGAGTTGGCACTTGCATTAGATAAGTTTAAAGATGGCGAAACAGTAGATATTAATTTACTAATTACTGGACCATCTCAAACTAGTGCTGATGCTACTGGTGCTACATATGCTACGGCTGCGATTGATGTTGCTGAGTTTAGAAAAGACATTGTTGCATTTATTTCACCTGCTTCCGCAGATGTTGTGAATGTTGCTGATCCTATCGCTCAGACTGAAAATGTAAAAGCATTTGCTGATGCATTATCATCATCTTCATATGCTGTTATTGATAGTGGTTACAAATATATGTACGACAAATACAATGATGTATATAGATTCGTTCCATTGAACGGAGATATTGCTGGTTTATGTGCTAGAACTGACAATGTTGCAGACTCTTGGTTCTCACCAGGCGGTCTTAACAGAGGTCAAATTAGAGGCGCTGTTAAACTTGCATACAATCCTAACAAATCACAAAGAGATACGCTATATCGTGCAAGAGTAAATCCTGTGGTAACTTTACCAGGTCAGGGTACTGTACTATTTGGCGATAAAACTGCATTGGCAAAACCAAGTGCGTTTGATCGTATCAATGTTAGAAGATTGTTCATCACTCTAGAAAAGGCAATTTCTACTGCTTCTAAATTCCAACTCTTTGAATTCAATGATGAGTTTACAAGAGCACAATTTAGAAATCTTGTAGAACCATTCCTAAGAGATGTACAAGGTCGTAGAGGAATCACAGACTTCCAAGTTGTTTGTGATGACACTAACAATACTGGTGAAGTTATTGATCGTAATGAGTTTAGGGCAGATATCTTTATCAAACCTAACAGATCAATTAACTTTATAACTTTAAACTTTATCGCAACAAGATCAGGTGTGGCCTTTTCTGAAGTTGCGGGTGCTTAAACTAGAGAGAGGAGAATAAACAATGCCTAATATTAATGACTTTAAAGCTCGTCTCGCTGGTGGGGGCGCTAGAGCCAATCAGTTCAAGGTGACAATGCCTTTCCCTGGTTATTCTGCCGTTGGTGGTGAGACGCAACAAATGGCTTTCTTATGTCAGGCTGCTCAATTACCAGGTAGTACAGTAGGTGAAACGCCTGTGCCATTTAGAGGTAGAACACTTTATATCGTAGGAGATAGAGAGTTTGAACCTTGGACGGTTACTGTTCTAAACGACACCGATTTCTTAGTGAGAAACGGACTAGAAAGATGGTTGAATGGAATGAACAATATGACTGATAACGAAGGGTTAACAAACCCTGCTGATTATCAAGTTGACGCTTTTGTTGATCAATTAGATAGAAATGGCGGAATACTAAAGACTTATACTTTCAGAGGTCTTTTCCCAACATCACTATCACCAATTGATCTTGCATATGATACCAACAATGCTGTTGAGACTTTCACTTGCACATTCAGATACCAATACTTTGAAACTGATACTACTACTTAATTTAACACATAAATAATTAGTAGAAATTATTATGAAAAGGAAATCTAATGGCTGAATTATTTGGCTTTCAAATAACACGAGCTAATCAAAAAGCTAAGGATGGTGGAACTCCTCAGAGTTTCACCGTCCCTACGGCTGATGATGGCACTACTACGATATCGGCTGGTGGTTACTTTGGATCTTATCTCGACCAAGAAGGTGGTGCTAAGAATGAAGAAGAACTAATTAGAAGATATCGAGAAATTGCAATTTATCCTGAAGTGGATACTGCTATTGATGACATTGTAAATGAAGCAATAGTAGCAGATGAAAGAGATCAATCAGTCTCTTTATCACTAGACAATTTAAATTTATCGCAAAAAATTAAAACTAAAATTAGAGATGAGTTTGATGAAATTCTGAAACTATTACAGTTTGAAGAAAAAGGTCACGATATCTTTAAGAGATGGTATATAGACGGTAGAGTTTATTATCATAAAGTAATCAATCCTGATCAACCTAGATTAGGACTCTCTGAACTAAGATATATTGACCCTCGCAAAATTCGTAAAGTTAGAGAAATAAAGAAGCAGCGATCTAACAAAAGTGGTGTTGAAATGACACAGGCTGTTAATGAGTGGTATGTCTATAATGAAAAAGGTATGACTACACCTAATTCTAATATGGGTATTAAAATTACTACTGATGCTATTTCTTATTGTACCTCTGGTGTTATTGATCAAAATAAAAATGTAGTATTAAGTTATTTACATAAGGCAATTAAACCAGTTAACCAATTACGAATGATTGAGGATGCTGTTGTTATTTACAGAATAGTAAGAGCACCTGAAAGAAGAATATTCTATATAGATGTTGGTAATCTTCCTAAAGTAAAGGCAGAACAATATCTAAAAGATGTTATGAACAGGTATAGAAATAAACTTGTTTATGACGCCTCAACAGGAGAAATGAGAGATGACAGAAAACATATGTCAATGCTCGAAGATTTCTGGCTACCTAGGAGAGAAGGTGGTCGAGGCACAGAAATAACAACTCTACCTGGTGGACAAAATCTTGGTGAGATACAAGATGTTCAATACTTCCAGAAAAGAGTTTATAAAGCACTCCATGTTCCAATTAGTAGAATGGAACAAGATAATGGATTTAATCTTGGTCGTAGTGCTGAAATAACTAGAGATGAAGTTAAGTTTACAAAATTTGTACAACGACTAAGAAAAAGATTTACTGGATTATTCCAAGACTTATTAAAAACACAACTAGTCTTAAAAGGTATAATCACAATAGAAGATTGGGATTCTATAAAGTCTCATATACAATATGACTTCTTACAAGATGGACATTTTGCTGAATTAAAAAATTCTGAGTTATTAAGAGAAAGACTTAATCTTGCCAATGAGGTTACACCTTATGTTGGTAAATATTTCTCAGTAGAGTTTTTAAGAAAGAATGTGTTGAGGCAGACTGATGAAGAAATTGAAGAAATTGATCGTCAGATTGCTAGTGAAGTTCAAGATGGAATGATTGCTGATCCTCTAGAGGGAGAAGAAGAAGAATCCGAAATCGAAAAAGATATATTAAATAAAGGAGAAAATGATGAGTGAAGCAGAAACTAAAGACATAAATTATGTTAAAGATATGGTAGATTCTCTATCGCAAGGAGATAATATTGGTGCTGAAAAAGCATTTAAAGATGCCCTTGCAGGTAAAATTTCAGCGGCTCTTGATACGAAAAGAACAGATGTCGCAAAAAGTTGGTTGAATCAACCTGAAGAAACGCCTGCTGACGAAACACCTCAAGAAATAGAGGTAACTAGTGATGTGCCAAGTGATGAAAAACCTGAAATCGCAGAACCAGGAGAAGATCCTATGGTTCAGAAACTGGCAGATCAAGAGAATGTTGAAGAAGTTTAGTCAGTATAGAAAAGAGATAACGGAAGTACAACATACAGTATCTACCGAATACAATAAACTATCGCCTAGAATGAAAAAAGCGATAGATGATTTGTTTAAATCGAGTGATTCGATTGATAAAATTGACACTAATATTGATAGAGTCGCAAAGCAATATGGTGTGAGTAAGTCTAAAATTATGGCTTATTTGGATAAAGAAACTTTGCGATAGTATAAATAGTAATTAGGAGAGAATTATGGCATTCGCAACAAGAACATTAAGAGATGACCCTATTCCAACAGGTGCTGGTAGTGCCGGTGGTACTGTTATAGTTCAATTAGATCATTCAGCAGATAGTGCAACTTCGACTGCTCTAGACGCAAGTGCTTTATCAGGACACGCAAACGGTGCTAAACTAAGTCTAGTAAGATGTTGGTGGGCATTATCTGGATCAGTAGAAATACAATTCAAAGGATCTTCCACAGATACAAACGCAATCAGATTAGCAGGCACTGGAAAGTATGACGGACCTGCAATATCTAATAATGCAACCAACGCTGGTGCAACAAGTGGTGATTTAGAAGCAATCGGTGCTTCTGCTACTGGTTTTATAATTTTAGAATTAAAAAAAGACGCTACATTCACAGCGTAAGGAGAGAATAAATGACTAGAAGTTTATTAGAAGAAGCTGCTAAGGTTTTAAGATCAGAATTAACTGCTGGTCAAAAGAAACTACCACCTGCTTTACAAAAGGCGATCAAAGATAAAGAAGATAAAAAAGACGAAGAAATGGATCCTAAAAAGGACATGGTCAATAAAACAAAAAAAGGCATGGAAGAGATGATGCCTATGAACGCCAAAAAAGATATGATGAAGAAGAAAGAAGAACTTTCTGATAAGCAGAAAAAAATTGATATGAATAAAAACGGCAAAATTGATGGTGAGGATCTTGCAAAACTAAGAGCAAAAAAAGTTAGTGAAGAACTAAAAATAATGCAAATGCTGGCAGGTAGATTAAATAAAGAAGAACTTGAAGCACTAAAATCAGAGTTAGAAACTAAATTAGAAGAATAGTATTATGGCTGATACGGTAACAAGTCAAACTATTGCTGATGCAAGTGGTCAAAAAACCACAATGAAGTTTACAAATCTGTCTGATGGTAGTGGTGAGACTTTGGTTACTAAAATGGATGCTTCGGCATTAACTTATATGACCGAGGATGCAACAAAGAAAATATCTAAGTTGTATTGGTCTATAAACACTCAAGACCCGAAAGGGGCTGTTGAGATTATATTTGCTGGTAGTGGTACTTCTGCTGCTAATGCGACTGCGGTTGTTTTATCTAATTCTGGTTTCTTTGATTTCAGAACTGATGGTAACGAAATACCTAATAATGCAACCTTAACTGCTGATGTTTCACCTGCTGGTGATATATTATTCAGCACAAGAAATTTTAATAACGGTGATAGTTATACTATCATGGTAGAGGTAAGATAAATGAAACTGATTACAGAAACTACTGAAAATATCGAAGTTATTACCGAAGAAAAAGGTAGTGGCAAAGATTACAAAATTCGTGGTATATTTCTACAAGGTGATATAAAAAATCGTAATGGTAGAGTTTATCCTGTATCTGTATTATCTAAAGAAGTAAACAGATATAACAAAGAATTCGTAGAAAAGAAAAGAGCTTTCGGTGAGTTAGGACATCCTGACGGACCGACTGTGAATCTCGAAAGAGTTTCACATATGATCACTAGTTTAAAACCAGAAGGTAGAAACTTTATTGGTGAGGCGAAGATCATGGATACGCCATATGGTAAGATAGTCAAGAATTTAATTGACGAAGGTGCTCAATTAGGTGTATCATCAAGAGGTATGGGGTCAATGAAACAAGTTAATGGCAAAAATGTCATAAACAATGACTTCTATCTCGCAACAGCGGCTGATATAGTTGCGGACCCATCTGCTCCTGACGCTTTCGTAGAAGGTATTATGGAAGGTAAAGAGTGGGTATGGGACAACGGAGTACTTAAAAGTATGGAAGTTGAAAAATATAAAGAGGAAATTGAGAAAACTCGTAGAGCTGAAATTGCTGAAGCAAAAGCGAGGGTTTTCAAAGACTTTTTATCTAAGTTTTAAATTTGCGTAAACTACGCAAACTCTAAATCCTAGAGTTTATAAATAGTTTATAACAATTTAATTCTAGAATTAAACAATTTAAGGAGAGACCCTATGTCTGATACTGAAGTTAAAGAAGTAGAGGCAGTAGAAGCAGAAACAGTTGAAGAAGCGCTAGATTCCAAAGGTGATCCAAGTGCTCCTACAAGAAAGGCTGTACCTGCAGAACCGTCTCCACTAAAAAATGATGCCGAGGATCTTGGTTCTGCCGTCACTAGTCCTAGTGATGAAAGAAAAGGACCAAGTAATGCTGGCAAAAAATCTAAAAAGGTAGAAGATCAGGTCAATAAAGACGCAGAATCAGGCGAAATGGAAGGCGATAATAAACCTAAGTCTGAAGAAGTTGAAACAGAAGCTGAAGATATAGTTGCTGAAGATACTGAAACTGAAGAAGTAATTGATCTATCAAAAGATGTTGAGGCTCTAGTTTCTGCTGACGCTGACTTATCTGAAGAATTTAAAGAAAAGGCTGCGACTATTTTTGAAACTGCTGTCAAAACACGCCTTGCAGAAAAAGAAAAGAAAATGAAGGCAAAAATGGAAGACGAGATGGAAGAAAAAATCTCTGCTGTCAAAGAAGAACTTGTTGAAAAAGTTGATTCATACTTAAACTATGTGGTTGAAGAATGGGTCAAAGATAACGAGTTGGCAGTTGAGTCTGGCATCCGTTCTGAAATTGCTGAAGATTTCATTTCTGGACTAAAAAATCTTTTCAAAGAACATTATATTGATGTTCCAGAAGAAAAATTTGATGTCTTAGAATCTATGGCAAAAGAAAAAGAAGAATTAGAGAAAAAATTAAACGAAGAAATGGCTAAGAATGTAGAACTTTCTAAGTCTAACTCTGTTTTCTCTAAAGAAAAAATCTTTTCTGAGGCCTCTGAGGGATTGGCTGATACTGAAACTGAAAAGTTAAAAGAATTGGCTGAGAACATAGAATTCAAAGACGAACAAGATTTTAGTAAGAAATTAGATACTATTAAAGAATCTTATTTCCCTAAAGCAAAGAGTGAACCAACAACTTCAAAAGAAGATGTTGATTCCGTGGTCGGTGACGCCAATCTTACGACTGGTAGTAATGAAGCTATGGCTGCTTACACCGCCGCAATTTCTAATACACTAACTAAAATTAAAGTATAGTTAGGAAGTTAATTAACTAAAGGAGAGAAACAATGTTTCAAACTGAAAATTTACAAGAAAAGTGGCAGCCAGTTCTTGAGCATCCTGATTTAGGAGAAATTAAGGATTCTTATAGAAAAGCTGTTACCACAGTTGTATTAGAGAACCAAGAAAAAGCGATGAAAGAGGACAACCTAATGGAGGCTGCGCCTACTAACAATATTTCCGGCGGAAATATCGGTGGTGGTGTTAATGCTGGTTGGGATCCAATTCTTATATCACTAGTTCGTAGGGCTCTACCTAATATGATTGCTTACGACATCTGTGGCGTACAACCGATGACAGGTCCAACTGGACTTATCTTCGCTATGCGTTCAAGATTCACATCACAATCTGGTGATGAGGCTTTGTTTGACGAAGCTGATACAGACCATTCTGCGAATGATGCGGCTGGTGACCTGGTTTCTCCAGGTTCTGGTTTCGCTGCTACTAACCCAGCAATACTAAACGACTCACCTGCAGGTAACTATTCTTCTGGAGTAGGACTCACAACTGCACAGGCTGAGGCACTTGGTGATGCTGCGGCTAACGCATTTGCTGAAATGGCATTCTCAATCGACAAGGTAACTGTTACCGCAAAATCTAGAGCTCTAAAAGCAGAGTACACTATGGAACTTGCTCAAGACTTAAAAGCAATCCACGGTCTAGACGCTGAAACAGAACTTGCAAACATTCTATCTACTGAAATTCTTGCAGAGATCAACCGTGAAGTTGTTAGAACAATTTATGTTGTTGCTAATAAAGGTGCGGAAGTGAATACGACTAATGCTGGTATCTTTGACTTAGATACTGACTCAAATGGTCGTTGGTCTGTTGAGAAGTTCAAAGGTTTAATGTTCCAACTCGAAAGAGACGCAAACGCAATCGGTCAAAAAACTCGTAGAGGAAAAGGTAACATTATCATCACAAGTGCTGATGTTGCTTCTGCTTTACAAATGGCTGGTATCTTAGATTACGCTCCTGCGTTAAACAACAACTTAAATGTTGACGATACTGCAAATACTTTTGCTGGTGTTCTTAACGGTAGATTTAAAGTATATGTTGATCCATATGCTGCGAATGTTGCTGCTAAACAATACTATGTTGTTGGTTATAAAGGTACATCACCTTATGACGCTGGATTGTTCTATTGCCCATATGTTCCACTACAAATGGTGAGAGCAGTTGGTCAAGATACTTTCCAACCAAAAATCGGGTTTAAGACAAGATACGGAATGGTTCAAAACCCATTTGCTAACTCATCTGCTGATGGTAGTATTGATATTACAGCACCTGCTGCTGCAAATCAAAACTTCTATTACAGAAGGGTACAGGTTACTAACTTGATGTAATCTCGTTAGTTGCTTATGCAACAGAATAAAAGAGGGGGGTCTTTTGATCCCCCTTTTTTTTACGGTTATAAATAATAGTATGGACATAAAAGAAAAGTTATTTTTATTCTCAGTATTATCAAAGAATGCTATCTTTAAAACTAAGAGGTGGTATGAGAGTATAAGATCAGGCAAAAATCGTCTTACAAAAGATAGTGCCTACAATGCCTCTCTACCTAATCATTTTACACCAATGTTAGAAGAAGATAGATATGGCGATAGATCAGATGCCTTTGATAAAATCATATCACAAACACATAAACATTTTTGGGATCCTAATGATACAAAATATATCAATTATGATATAGACTTTGCGATGGATAGTCAGTATCTAGTTAACCCTAGAATATTTTGTTTAGAATTACAAGTGCCATCTATTGCAGAAAGACTTACCGAAGAACAGAAAATTAAATTATCAAATGAGTCTTTTGGTTGGGTACTATCACAAATATTACACGGTGAGCAAGGTGCATTATCTCTAAGTGCAAGTTTATGCCACATACTCAAAGATCCTGGTGCCCAAGAATATGCAGCTAATCAGACAAGAGAAGAGGCCCGCCATGTTCAGGCATTTACAAAATATATTGAAAAACGCTGGGGCAAACCTTACAAGGTAGGAGAAACTTTGGGTAGAGTGTTAGATAATATTGTTTCTTCAGATGTTGTCTATAAAAAGATTGTTGGTATGCAATTACTCGTAGAAGGATTGGCGATGGGTGCATTTTCTATGGCACACGCTGATACAAATGATCCATTATTAAAAAGACTACTACAATTAGTTATGTCTGATGAGGCGTTTCATCATAAGTTTGGTAAGATATGGGCAGATCGTACCGTGCCACAACTAAATAGTAGTGAACATAAAGAAGTTGAAGATTGGGCAGAACACTTATTTTTAGAACTAATATTTAATCTGGCAAACCCTAGAGAGAAAAAAGATATCTTTGCTTCTGTTGGTCTAGATTGGAAATGGGTATTAGAAGAAACTCAAAAACATTTTGATCTCTATGAAACTGTTAGAGAAGAAATGAAAAGACCAAATAATATATTCAGAGTCTTGGTTAAGACTTTACTCAATGCACATATTATTACAAAGAGAACTAAAAAAACATATGCAAACTTTGTAAATATGAGAGAACTAAAAGATGAAGGTGAAGAATTTAAACCTGCTGAAGAGATTGCAGAATTAGGTATGAAACATTTAGAAAAGGTTAATAAGGCAGCATAATGGCAGTACAAACAGTAGGATTTCAAAGACAACCTAGTAAACTAGACTATGCAGCTCAAACTCAGTTTAGATTTATGATAAACTATTTACCACTAACAGAATACTTTGTACAGACTGTTAATATACCAGGTTTATCATTAGGTACTGCAACTGTACCATCTTCAATGTATGATTATCCAATACCTGGTGATAAGATCACTTTCGACCCACTAAATTTATCCTTTTTGGTAGATGAAAACTTAAATAATTTTAAAGAATTGCACACTTGGATATCACGCTTAGGTTTCGCAGAATCCCACGATGAGTTCGGCGACCTATTGGCGTCTGGTAATCCTGCACAGGCCAAACCTTCCACTAAAGATCGGGTTACTGCTCCTGTGCCTGAGCAAGGTATTTATTCAGACGCCACACTAACAGTATTGAATAGTAAGAATATAGTAAAAACTGAGATAAGATTTAAGAATGTTTACCCTACAAGTATCTCTGGTTTAGATTATAATGTGGGTGGAACAGATGTGGACTATATCGTATGTAATGCCAGTTTTAATTATCTTGGATATACAATAAATCAAATAAGTACAACATAATACTTGACTTTCCACCGAAATGGTGATATAATTATATTATGACTCTAGAAGAATTACAAGCACAAGCCGACAAAGATTTAGTAATAGATGATACTGAACTAGATACTGAATCTTTAAAAACTCCTATCTTACATAACAAATATCTACAATACTATAATAAGTTTAACTTGCTATTGAAGAAATCTCAATGGGAAGAAAGAACTTTACAAAGAGAAAAGTGGGAATACTATACAGGTAAATCTGATCCTGAAGTATATAAACAAAAACCATTTGATCTAAAGGTATTAAAAAATGATGTTCATATCTATATAAACTCAGACGAAGATATACAAAAGATACAAGCCAAAATAGAGTATCAATCAGCAATCGTAAGTTATCTAGAACAGATTTTAAGAATACTAAACAACAGGTCATTTACAATTAAAAATGCAATCGAGTGGAGAAGATTTACTAGTGGCGCTGTATGACCGTAATTGTTGAAAAGAAAAATGATGTCTATTTAACAATAGATGCCGAACCTAATATTCAGAGAGAACTATCTGAATTTTTTACATTTGAAGTTCCTGGTTTCAAGTTTATGCCTGCCTATCGTAATCGTGTTTGGGATGGCAAGATAAGATTATTTTCACAAAAAACTAAAGAGATGTATCTAGGTTTATATCCCTATATCAAAGCATATTGTGAAGAAAGAGATATACCTTTGGTCACAGGTAAAGGTGTGGGTGTGGTCAATAAGTCAGATAGGGATATTGTAGAAAAATTTTGTAATAATTTAGGTCAAAAGTTTGAGGCAAGAGACTATCAAATTGACGCTGTACATACAGCATTAAAATTTAATCGAACATTATTAGTGAGTCCTACTGCAAGTGGTAAGTCATTTATCATATATGCTCTTGTTAGATATTATGAACACTTACTCAAAGATGAAGAGCGAAAAAGAATACTGATCATAGTTCCCACGACCTCTCTAGTTGAACAGATGTATGGTGACTTCAAAGACTATGGTTGGAATGTAAAAAAGTATGTAGACCGAATTTATGCGAAATATGACAAAATGACAAGCAAAAAAGTAGTGGTGAGTACTTGGCAAAGTATATATAATATGAACGACAAATTTTTTTCCGACTTTGGGGCTGTGTTTGGTGACGAGGCTCATTTGTTTAAATCGAAGTCTCTCACCAGCATAATGACTAAACTTGCGAATTGTAAGTACAGGATAGGTCTGACTGGGACACTTGATGGTACTTTAACCCATAAGTTAGTGCTTGAAGGATTGTTTGGTATTGCGAATAAAGTGACCTCTACAAAACAGTTAATGGACAGAAAACAAGTCGCTAATTTAACTGTAAGATGTCTAATCTTAAAACATACGAAAGAGAATTGTAAAAATTTATATGAAAAAACTTATCAAGAAGAACTTGAATACATTGTCGGATCACAAAGTCGTAATAACTTCATTAGTAATCTTTGTTTACGAGCTGACGGTAATATTCTTTGCCTTTACCAATTAGTAGAGAAGCACGGAGAAATTTTATATAATACTATACAAGAAAAGGTTGATGATACTAGAAAAGTATTTTTTATACACGGTGGCGTGGCTGCTGAAGAAAGGGAAAGAATTCGTGCTATTACTGAAAAAGAAAATAACGCAATTATTATCGCTTCTTACGGTACATTTTCCACTGGTGTCAATATTAGGAATCTTCACAATCTTATATTCGCAAGTCCTTCAAAATCTCGTATAAGGAACTTGCAATCCATAGGTCGTGGGTTAAGACTCGGCGACTCTAAAACTCACGCCAAACTTTACGACATTTCAGACGATTTAATTTATAGGGACAGAGAGAACTATACACTTAAGCATTTTCAGGAAAGAATGAAGATATATAGTGAAGAACAGTTTGATTATGAAATACACAATGTGGACTTAAAAAGTTAATGTTAGAATTTGATTATAGTATAGATTATAAAAATACACTCTTTGAAGAAAACGATAAGAGATATAGAATTGGTCGAGGTGAACAAGGTGTATTACTTGTTAGACCATATACTGATTTATTGTGTCCGTTATGGAGATTTAGAACACCTGCAGCTGCTGAGGAAAGTGCTAGTAAACTACTTCAAGCATATAGACTGTATAAACTTAAAGGTGATTTTATAGGTATGGATATGTGTCGTAAATTTTTAGAAATGGGTTTTACAAGATCACGAAGATATGCGAATCATAAAGATGGTAAAAAGTATGATGAGAATGGTAATATAAAACCACAAGAACCTGATGCATTGGTTAGCGAGAAGGCACACTCTGCTAAAATATTTAAACAATATAGAGATTTTGTTGCTAATGATCCTGTTTACAAGATGATGAGAAAGACTTGGCGAGAAAATGAGATTTGAAGTTATAGATAATTTTCTCACGAAAGAACAATGGCAGGCACAATACGACCTTGTATTTAGTACAGACTTTAAGTGGATATATGGTAGAAAGAATTTAGAACCTGAAAGTCCATTTAAATCAATAATATTTCAACACTGGTTTCACGGCGATGAAAACTTAACAGTAAGAGATTATGATCCTAGATTTATAAGTCCTGCAGATAAACCTGATACCTCTCAACTATATTGGTATACAATGTGTCAACCTATTTTAGATAAGTTTAATGTAAAAAAAGTTATGAATATAAGAACTAACTTATATACCTATTGGCACGAAACAAATAATAAAGAAGGCACACATATAGATCATCAAACAGATGAGGATTACCTTACCTTAATTTATTATATAAATGGTTCTGATGGTGCTACTTGGTTTGAAGGTCAAGGAAACATTGAAAAAATACCTAACAGAATAGTTATTGCAGATGGTAAAATACCACACCGTTGTGTATATCAAACAAATACTAAAGCACAGATCGCTACCAATATAAATATTATAGTATGACAAAAGAGTCTAGTTTAAGAATAGTAAAGTTGTCGGATGGTTCTGAGATAATTGGAAACATAAATCTAACTGACGAGCAATCTCAATTTCTAAGAATAGCCGAACCACTAGAAATACTGATGAACAGTAAAGCTATTGGTGTAGGTATGGTGGAAGATTTTACTTCATTAAGACCTTGGATGCAATTTGCCAATGATTCAGTTTTCTCTATACCAAAAGAGAGAATTATGACAATATCAAATGTGGCAGATGATATGAAGGCCTACTATAAAATTATAAATGAAAAAATAAAACAAAGAGCTAAGATAAAAAAACAACCACTAACTGAACAAGATATTAAGAGGGCAGCAGATATTATTTCTGAAATGGCCACAGAGGCTGACGATATGATGAAAGAAGAATTATCAGAGGAAGATTACAATACATTCTTTCCTAGCAAAAAGACCATACACTAATTGAAGCAACCCACAAGGGTATTATAACAGCGTAACCAGATTATGTCAAGCACAAGTCCTAGTTTTATAGGAGAATATTTTATAGAAGAAAGTTTATGCGATAAACTAATAGACTTCTTTCACTCTACTCCAGAACAACATTCACAAACTATTCCTAATACTGATATTCAACATTGGTATACAAAAATGCCTGGGAAAGTTGGGACTTTTGACCCTAGAATAGACCCTAATGTAAAAGATTCTATGGATCTTACATTTTCTTATAAGACAATGTTCTCACAAGATTTACCAGTAGAGGCATTACCCTTTAGTAATATGGTACACGAATATGTAGAGGCTCTAGGTGACTGCATAAGAGAGTATGGGAAAGAATATGTACATTCTTTAGAATCAGTAGGTCAGATACAAGAAGGGATTAACCTACAATATTATCCACCAGGCGGAGGTTATCCTAATTTACATTGTGAAAGAGCAAGTTCCACATACCCATTTGTTAAAAGACACTTAGTTTTTATGACATACTTGAATACAGTTGATGATGGGGGCGGCACACACTTTCATTATCAAAATTATACTGCAAAACCAGTGAAGGGCAAGACTTTAATATGGCCATCAGACTGGACTCATATGCACCAAGGAGTTATTTCACCAACACAGGAAAAATATATAATAACAGGATGGGTATCGCATACAGAGCCCACAGATATATGGTTAGATAATAAAAGGAGTTTACAATTACTGCTTGACCTTTAGGGTTAAATTTGTTATAATGGTATTATGTTTAAGCGAATGATAGATATACTTTGGAAACAAAATCCAAAAACAGATATTAGTGGTTATGAAGAACCTGATCCTGGTGAAATAAACATAGATAACGCATACAAGACTAGATGGATTTGGTACCATACCTTTATGGCACTTGAACTATTAATTATTATTATGTTGTTGTTAGGCATATTAGTAGTATTAGGAGTTAAACTATGAGAAAGAAAAAACAAACTCAGCATTATGTAGATAATAAAAAGTTTCTTGCTGAGATGACCAAGTTTCGTGCCAGAGTTATAAGAGCAAAAGACTCAGGTAGAAAGAGACCTATGGTCACAAATTATATAGGTGAATGTTTTTTGAAGATTGCAAACCATTTAGCATATAGACCTAATTTTATTAACTATACATTTAGAGATGATATGATATCAGATGGGATAGAAAACTGTTTACAGTATATGGATAATTTTAATCCTGAAAAGTCAGATAATCCATTTGCATATTTTACTCAAATAATATATTATGCTTTCATACGAAGAATACAGAAAGAAAAGAAACAAGTTTTAGTTAAACAAAAGATTATAGAAAATGCAGATACAGAATCCTTTTTAACACAACTAGAAGGTGATGATGGTCAGTATAAAAATCAAATGGTAGAATTTTTAAAGTCTCACCAAGGCAATATAATCGAAGAGCCTAAAACTAAGAAACAAAAGAAGAAAGCAAAACAGAAAAACTTAGAAAAGTTTATGTGATGAAACCAAAGACAACGATATATTTTGTTTTGGTTGCTACTTGGTTATTCTTTGTTTATGCAGTACATACTAGTTTATGAAAATAGCACTACTTAATGATTCACACTTCGGTGCCCGAGGTGATAGTGAGGTTTTTGATAATTACATTCATAAGTTTATGGAAGATATATTTTTTCCATATCTTAAAGAACATAATATCAAAACACTAATACACCTAGGCGATATCTTAGATAGAAGAAAGTTTATTAATTTCAAAACTGCTCACAACTTTAGACATAAGTTTATGATGAGATTGTGGGAAGAAAAGATTGATACACATATTATTCTAGGTAATCACGATACTTATTATCGTAGTACAAATAGAGTAAATGGTCCTGAAGAATTATGTACCACACCAGATGGCAAACACGAACCTTGGATATATACAAAGGCAACTGAGGTAGAGTTTGATGGTATGAAAGCATTGTTTATACCTTGGATTAATCCTGAGAATGAAAAAGAAACTTTTGATCTAGTCAACTCTACACAGGCAGAGATTGCCTTTGGTCATTTAGATATAAATGGTTTTGAAATGCACGCTGGTATGGTTGAATCACACGGCCACGATAAGTCTTTATTTTCTAAATTTGAAAAAGTTATGTCAGGTCACTTTCATAAGAAATCAGATGATGGTCAGATATTTTATTTAGGTAGTCAGTATGAATTAACTTGGTCAGATTATAATGATCCTAAACATTTTCATATATGGGATACAGACACTAGAGAACTAACTGCTATAAAAAATCCTCTAACTATACACGATAAGTTATTTTATAATGATAGAGAAACCAACTATGATGATTATGATATTACACCTCACATAGAAAAACACTTAAAAATTATTGTTGTCAATAAAACTAATCCAGAGATGTTAGACAGGCTACTTGATAGATTTTATAAAGTAAATATGCACGAACTAAAAATCATAGAGGATTATAGTGATCTAGATGCAGGTAATGTATCAGATGATATTGTTGAAAGAAGCGAAGATACAATTACATTGGTTGATAATTATGTTGATGCTTTACCAATAGACTTAGATAAAGACAGATTGAAAACCATTATAAGAGAATCTTATGTAGAGGCTAGTGATAGTGATAGAAACTTTAAATCGGAAGTATAAGGTAATATATGCAGATCCGCCATGGCACTTTAAATCATTCTCTAAGAAAGGTGAAGGAAGAAGTGCTGTACAGCATTATGATTGCATGGACTTGGATTCTATCTGTCGGCTTCCTGTGTCTAGTGTTGCTGATGATAACTCTGTTTTACTTATGTGGGTTACTGATCCATATTTACATCAAGCTTTCGATGTTATGCGATCTTGGGATTTCACTTATAAGACGGTAGGATTTACTTGGGTGAAAACAAATAAAAGTGAAGGATATTTTACAGGTATGGGATACTGGACTAGATCAAATCCTGAAATGTGTTTGTTAGGTACAAGAGGCAAACCTAAACGATTAGATAAATCAATAAAACAACTAGTTGTATCACAAAGGAGAGAGCATAGCAGAAAACCAGATGAGGTTTATGATAGAATAGAAAAGATGTTAGAAGGACCTTATCTAGAAATGTTTGCAAGAAAAACAAGACAAGGGTGGGATAATTTTGGTAATGAGGTAAATAAGTTTGATTGAATTTAAAATAGTAAGATATAAAAACTTTTTAAGCACAGGTCAACAATTCATAGAAGTACCACTAAACACAGGTGGCACAACCTTAGTTATAGGCGATAATGGTTCTGGTAAATCTACAATGTTAGACGCATTGTGTTTTGGGTTGTTTAATAGGCCGTTTAGAGATATCAAGAAAGATCAGATTGTAAATACAATAAATGAAAAAGATTGTTTAGTAGAAATTGAGTTTGTTATAGGTGCAAATAATTACAAAATTATAAGAGGTATCAAACCTAATATATTTGAGATATGGTGTAATGATAAAATGCTAAATCAAGACGCTGCCTCAAAAGATTATCAAAAACATTTAGAAGATAATATACTTAGACTAAACTTCAGATCATTTACACAGGTTGTCATATTAGGCAGCTCTAGTTTTGTACCATTTATGAGATTAAGAGCCAGACATAGACGACAGGTTGTAGAAGAAATATTAGATATAGAAATCTTTTCTAGAATGAATTTACTACTAAGAGAAAAGAACAAAGCAAAAGACGAAGAAATAAGAAGTGCTGAGTTTTCAGTAAATTTATTTGAAGAAAAAATATCAGATCAAGATAAACACATACAGGACCTACAATATAAAAATAAACAGTCGATAGAGTCCAAACAAGCACAGATAGAAAAAGAAGAAACAGGACAGAAGCAATATAAAGAAGATATAAAAGAATTAGAAAAAGAAATAACAATACTTAGAGATAAAATTATAGATGAAACAGATGTAAAAAATAAACATATGAAATTTCATCAGTTAGAGGCCAAGTTAGAAAACAACTGTACAAAGCATAAAAATATGCTAAAGTTTTTTGAAGATAATGATGAGTGTCCCACTTGCAGACAAACCATAGATGAAACATTTAAGAAAAATCAGATTGCAGATAGAAAGAAAAAGGTAGATGAGATAGAAACTGGTATGACCCAAATGGCAACTGATATACAAAAGATAGAGGCAAGAATGAAAACAATTAATGATACAGTCGTTGCCATAAGAGAAAAAGAGATGTTAATTGAAAGATATAAAACCTCTATTGAAAATGTTGATAGATATATTCAGTCAGTTAGAGATGAGATTGATGATTTAAGAGATGAGAAAGAAAGCACAGGTGAGGCCAAAGGTGTTCTTAAACAACTAAAAGAATCATTCAAAGAAGCAGAAACAAACAAGGTAAAACTAAAAGATGATAAGTTATATTTAGATACTGCTAGAGAATTGATGACTGATACAGGTATTAAGACTAAAATAATTAAACAGTATTTACCTGTTATGAACCAGATTATAAATAAGAATCTCCAGAGGCTAGATTTTTATGTAAACTTTACCTTAGATGAGGAGTTTAATGAAACAATTAAATCTAGATTTAGAGATACCTTCAACTACAATAATTTTAGTGAAGGTGAAAAATTAAGAATTGATTTATCAATTCTATTTACTTGGCGAGAGATTGCTAAGATTAAAAACTCTACTAACACCAATTTATTAATACTAGACGAGGTGTTAGATAGTTCACTTGATTCGTCTGGTACTGAAGAATTTATGAAGATTATAAATTCACTTAGTAAAGAAAATGTATTTGTTATATCACATAAAGGCGATATACTCATAGATAAATTTACTCAGGTAATTAAATATGAGAAATATAAAAACTTTACTAGAGTAGCATAGGAGAAAAATTATGAAAATAGCAATAACAGGACACACAAAAGGTATTGGTAAATGTATCAAAGACCTTTTAGAAAAAGATGGCCACGAAGTAGTCGGTGCTAGTACAAGCACAGGCATAAATGTTATGAGGCCTAAGAGTGTTATAAGTTGGATAGAAAAAGAGAATCCAGATGTATTTGTTAATAATGTTTATGCACCTAATTCTCAATGTAATATACTCTATCAACTATATGAAAAGTGGCAGTATGAAGATAAACTAATTATTAATATGAGTTCTACCTCAGGTGAGGCACATACACACTTTCAACAAATGGGATATAATAAAGACTGGACCCCTTATGTTAGTGATAAGGCAAGATTAAACTTTGCAAGTCTCTATCTATCAGAAAGATTTAATGAACACCACAAATGTAGGGTGACTAATGTATCGCCAGGGTTTGTAAGAACACAAGCTACCACGATGTTTACACCTTTCATAGATGAATATTGTTTTATGAAACCTGAAGAGGTTGCAGAAATGGTAAGATGGGTAGTTAATGGACCTAAACATATGCAGATAAAAGTTTTATCTTTTAATACAGGTAATAGTACAATCGCACCTAGACGAGATAGAAAGTATGAAACTAAAGCAACCGAAGTAGAAGATAAACTATATGGTCAAAACTTTAGTCAGACTTGGGATGGACAAGAAAAATGAGTAAACACTTTCTAGTTGATCCTACTGCTGAGATAGTAAATAAAAAGATACCTTTATTTACAGATGATCTTTTAGGTGATGACTCAAGAAAAGATATATCAAGTGCTATGGAAAAAGAGATGGTTCGATATGGCGGTATCGGTCTATCTGCTAATCAGATAGGTTTACCATTTCGTATGTTCATTATGGGTGGTCATCCATTAGTTGAAGAAGGTAAAGTTAGACAATGTTGGAATCCCGAAATAGTAGAATCTAGTAAAGAAAAAGTATTAATGAAAGAAGGTTGTTTAACTTTTCCTTGGTTGTTTCTATCAATCAAAAGACCATCTTGGGTAAAAGTAAAATACGAGAATGATGATAAAGAGTCAGTAGAAGAATATCTACACGGTATGTCCGCTCGTGTATTTCAACACGAATACGATCATATGGAAGGTATAGTATTTACTAGTTTAGTTTCTAAAATGAAATTAGAATTAGCAGAGAAGAAAAGAAAAAAAGATATAAAAAATGCAACTAGGAATAAATCCAAATCTTAGACAATTAATCATAAATCCTTTTACAGGTGATCTAACAAAAGTATTCAATCACCTTGACGCACTAGGTTGGACTGAAGTTAATACTCGTAGTAGTAAAGACGGCGAATGGTCTATGTTATCACTTAGAGGATATTCTAAAGATCCTAGAAAGTGTGGCAAACCTGCTGAAGAATGTGGCCCTAGAGTTCAGGCAGGAGATACTGTATTTACAGGACCTAATGTTGCGTTAGATACTGAGTTCGTAAAAGAGAAGATATATGGAGGATATGAGTTTGAGGTGGAGTATTTACACGAAGGCGGTGAATTACAAGATTGCTCAATTAGACACGGTGATGTATTTAGAATTATAGAAGAAATATTAGAACCATTACCTTGCGAGTTTCAAAGAATAAGATTTGCAAAATTAATGCCAGGTGCATTTTTAGAACCACATACAGACGCAATAGATCAGTCATTTGGTTTACAAGATGGTGAGATTGCTAGAATTGCTATACCATTAAAAACAAATGATAAGGCAACCTTTAGTGTTTATCCTCAAGGCAAAGATGGACCTGAAAGAAAAATGCACTTAGATTTAGGTTATTATTACTATACAGATGTTAAAGGTTGGCATTCAATAGAAAACAAAGGTGATACAGATAGAATACATTTATTAGTAGATTGTATATCAAATAAAGAATTTAGGAGGCTATTAGTACAATGAATTGGGTCTTGAGTGACGGTAGAAAACTAGGTGCAGTACCTAATGGTACAGGATTTAAAGAATTAAATTATTTTACTGAAGATGACGATGGTTGGCATTTTCAACCAGTAGATGAAAACTTATTAAAACCAGTTGCAGATTATTTAGATACACTAGACTTTCATAAAGTAAAAACAAAATATACAAAAGGCTCAGACTGGACTGCTATTGCACTTAAAGGTTATAGTAAAGACCCGTTAGATGTGACCAAACCAGGTGTTTTAAAAACTAAAGCAAAGAGTGATTCTAAATTACAATGGACTGATCTATATAAAGCACCAGAGATGAAACCTATGTTAGATATTCTTAAAACATTACCTTGTAGAATGGAAAGAGTTCGTTTTATGAAACTAGAAGCAGGTAAAGTTATTGGCAAACAT